TATATGAAACCTTGTTCTGTGCATCATGAGGAAGATACAAGGTTTCATATAAATAGCCAAATGATTGTAATTTTGCCAATATTTCTGATATGGTTGTTTGCGTTGTTTCATAATATCTCAGCAATCTTGTTTCCATTCCCACAAATTGCCCTATCCATACAGCAGTTGCATCTGCCCATCCAATATCAAAACAAGCAAAAACAGGCTTAGTAGAATCATAGGGAACATTGCAAATACGACCATCTTGTTCAGCTCTTGCCATTTCTTTAGCAAATACAGCTCCATCAATAGTAGACCTTGTAAAGCCTTCCCATACGTTTTGATATGCTTCAAAATCTCTGTTTTTAAGTGATTGACGTTCTAAATCTAAAACTTCAGGAAACCAAGGATTATCTGACCAGTTGACTTTTTGCACTATAGCATTGTCAGGTGGGCTGATAACAAATCGTTTATATGTTGCATCAGAAGGCAATTCAGGGTTAAAAGTTATCCATATCTCAGAGTTTTCTTCACGAATAGTTGGAATTAATATATCCCAACTGGTATCAGTTACATTGTTTGCCTCTTCAACCCAACAGTAATTGATGCCAGCCATTGATTTAAGATTATTAATATTGTTTTTAATACCAGCAAATATAAACTCTGTCCCATTTGTACCTCTAATGGTGCTTTGAGTTACTTCATAATGCCCTTGAAGCCCTAAACTATATATTTGGTCACTTAATAGCTTATGTACAGAATCTTTAATAGATGTTTGAAATTCCCTTGCACATAGTATTCTTAGTTGATTTTGAACTCCCATGCACAATAATGCTCTAGCTACTGAATGTGATTTGGCAGCACCACGACCACCATATAACACTCTGTATCTGCTGTTTTTAGGCTCAAATAAACATTTCAGTTTAGAAGGAAACCTGGGCCATATAAAGCCTTTGTTATCAATCTTGTTTGACATTAGATTCTACAAAAGTAATATTGATGCCTTTTACTTCTGAACCTTCACCACCTGATAGCTCAGTTACATTAGTTTCTTTCCAACCTGCTCTAGTCTTAAGCCAAAAGATTGCAGCTGTTGTATTACCTGATTTAGCTTGTTGAAACAAAGTGCTACCGATTTGCGTATTAGCGTCTATTCTTCCTTCTTCTAATTCTTTTTTATAATGTTTTCTTAACGTATCGTCAGTTATTCCTAATTTTTGAGCAATATCAACGTAACGTATACCAACAGCACTTAAACTTTTTACTAACAGTTTGCTTTTATCGTCAGGGAAATGTTCTACACCTTGTGTCATGTTTTTATATGTCCGAAAGTTACCAATGATTGTTAAATGCTTTTAATGGGTAAAATATTAATGTATTTCTATAACCATCTGATTTTAAAGGAATAATTGGTGTAACACCATGAATGTTTAAATAAGCAGGGTAAACAAGCATACTGTTATCAGCACTATCCATAGTAGCGTCAAAATCAGGAACGGTCAAATTACCACCTTTAGCATGGCTTCTTTTAGTAATTATTACGTTACAACAGCCTTCTAAGTTACCAGCATCTCTATGATATGAAGCAGCTATATTAAAATTACTTATTGATGAAGTAAATAAGTTACCAAACCTCCATTTAGGAGGAACTTTTTCGGTAACTATTTTTAATTGCCGTTCGTAAAGTTCAGGTGCTATATTTTTTATAACCTTTTCTGCCTCTGTACAAGCAAGTAACATAGCTTTTACGAAAGTTTTAGCTGATTCTACTTCGTGAATCATAGCTTTTCTAGGGTATGGCAAACGCATATGAGGTTTCGGGGCACAGCTGCCGAGTATAGTGCTATATTGTTGAACAGGCTTAATACCACTTATTGCTTGTTCTTCTTTCCATTTATTAGAGCCTACAGGACCACGATTCATTAGTTCTTTAGGTACTTTATCTGTTAAAAACTCTGCGTTAGCTACATTTATAAGTTTTTCTAACCGTTCAGGGACTTTTTTAATATAAAAACCTATTATTTCTCCATTTAATTTAAAAATACTATCTTCTAAAATATTTGGTTGTATATCTCCACAAACATCACCTATTTTTACATTATTTTCATGTTTTTCTAAATCGATAATTTGCATAACCACTCCAAGCATAAATTTGAATTTTTAAATGTTTTATTAGGTTTTATATTGCTTACTCTAGTTTGTATTGTTTGTATTTGACGTTTAGTTTGATTGCTTTTACGTTTTAATCTACCTTCTTCTCCACTTCCTTCTATTAATAAAATTTCAGGTTGAAATAGGTTAATAAAAGTTTTATTAGTAAATCTATCACCTTCGCAAATAATTAACATTTCGTTTTTATCAGCCCACGTTTTTAATAAAGGAAAATCTTTAGCAACAGCCATAGATAATCTATCTGAACCATCAAATGTTTCTCCTGTATATTTACCGAGAATACAAATTTTGTTGTTTTTATGCATATTAATTAACCCTAATTTAGCAAGGTCATTACATTTATACTGTTGTATTGCTTTTTGCATTACATATGTTTTACCGACCCCACAATTACCGATAATTAATATTGCTTTCATTCTTTATGTTTAACTTTTTCTTTTCTAAGCAATTCAAGCAACATATATCCTATATAAGCACCTTGTTTTCTCCACCATCCTGTTAATTCTACTGCTTCTTGATAATGGTCAGGTTCAAATTCAATTTGTATTGCTTTTCGTATGCCATTTGCTAAATCGTCTAATTGTTCGTTTATTCCCTCTGAAGATTCATCTAAAACACTATAATCTAAATCGCCCCCCCCTAATTCTGATGGGTGAAAACCTAAAATATTAATGTTAAAATCATTTTCCGTTAAATAAGCTATTTCTAATTTTAATAATTCGTAATCCCATTCAGAATTTAAAGCTATTTTATTGTCGGCAATAATTAAAGCTTTTTTTTGCGTTTCTGATAAATGCGAAAGTTCAATAACAGGGATTTTGTCGATATTAAGCTTACGAGCAGCTAATAAACGACCGTGACCAGCGATAAGCCCATTATTCCCATCAACAAGTATAGGATTAGTCCAGCCAAATTCTTTAATAGAAGCAGCAATAGTATCAATTTGTTCATCCGAGTGTTTTCTCGAATTATTTATATAAGGTATAAGAGTATTTATTGCTCTTAATTCAATTTTAGGCTGTTTCATCGGTTACTTCAGGATTTGGTGTAGTTGCAGCGATTTGGTCTTGAATAGATGCATTAGCGTCTTTAATCATACGGTCATGCAATTCTTGTACCAATTCCATTGGTAGCTTGCGTAATCCAGCGATAATTAACTCTACCTCGCCAGCTGTGTGTTCAAATGCTATTTTCATGTCTTTAATGTTCATTTCTTTCCTTTAGCCGTAGTTTTCTTTGCTTGTCGTGCTTCACTATAGGCAATTGCTACAGCCTGTTTAACAGGTTTGCCAGCTTTAACTTCAGTTTTAATGTTTTCTTTAAACGCTTTTGGACTAGCTGATTTTTTTAACACAGTTTTACTCTTTATTGGTTGAACAATAGGTTTATGAATAGTTAATAAAGTTAAATCAATAATTTCATCAGGTGTTAAATGTAATGATTTCTTTTTGGTAAATAGCGATTTAATCCATTTAAACATTTTCATCCTCCACAAAGCATACATCTTGCCATGACATAACTAGATATTTAACTCCATCCTCGTAATATGGAAAGTATTTTAGGTATTCTTCGACCTTATCATCGTTCATTGTGCCAAATCTAACCCTAGCACCAACTTCAATCGGCATATCTTCTCTGCGTTCGCTAGATAACTTTTTGCCAAGACCGACAGCGACTACAGTCCCCATGTTCTCAACTTCTTTGTTATTGACGATTAATACGCTAGATAGTTCTCTAACGTCAGGTTTTACGACTATTTTGTCACCGAGGGGTTTAAGCATATTTTCGAGGTCTCCCAGCTTTTTTCTTGCCAGCGTCTATGTATACAGCTTGAACTTCTGCAAATGGATTGCTTTGTGTATTTGGTTGTGACGAAAACTCACCGCAATAATCATCTTTCGACTTATTAACGGTTTCAGGAAATCGTTTGCAAATGCCTAATCGTTCACCAGCAGAAAAATATCGACAATTATTGCAGTTATTATTACTATTGTTTACAGCCATCTAGTGCTCCGATACTAGTTTGGTTAGAAGAACCCAGCAACCTTCAAGGCTGGGTTTTTCGCTTT